GGACTGTCTGATGTACCTGCCCACTCTGGCAAGGCGTTCCAAATAAGGACGTAATCGTCCGAGCCACATGATGTCTTATCCAGCCACGCCAGCATGGCCTTGTGGCGCTCCGCTGGGTCGTGCGTTGTCCAGCCAATAACGTACAACTCTTGCACCGCGCACTGTTTGGGCTTTTCCGGCTTCTTGGGCAGCGGGGGTTCGGTAGACAGAATCAATTTGTCCTGCGCCAAAGCCACCGACAGTAGCAACACCAAAAAGATAAAAAAGCGCATAGAGCATGGCTCAAATTCCAATCAGTTTCTTCACGAACTCAGCCGCAACACCCGGCCCTAAGAGTACCGCTGCTATGGTGATGTAGAGCAGCGTCTCAATTGTCTTCATACGCTTCTTGCCATCATCAAAGCGGCCCTGAATGTTCTCGTATCTGCTGGCGCAAATCGCCTCATGAACACTTAAACGCTTGTCGGTATCTGTGGCGAGTTCGTGAACTGCTTCCATTTTTTACTCAGCTATTGCTGCCTCTGCTGGCTGCTCGGCTAATGCCTGCTTGAGCATATTGAGGAACGCATCGCGTCCGACTTGCAACTGATCCACGTTGAACTTTGCTGAAGCCACTTTGCGCTCCAGATCAGCAACGTGATCCAGCAATATTTTTTGCTGGTCAGTCAAAGACTCGATGTCGTACTCAACGCCGTCAATGATGAGTTGGGGTTTCGTGTTGTTGTTGCCCATTTCATATTTCCTTTTCAAATTGCCGCCAAGGCCGGGTGGCGGCTTCCCGTTATGCTGATGCTGCTTGCAAAGGCGACAGGTCTTCGGTAGTCCAGAAGTCCTTAGAAATCATGATCTTCAGGTGCTCTTTGTTGCGGGACAGGCAATCAGCCCAGTCCTCGTCGGACATCATCTCAGGCTTGCCGCCGTTGATGAGGGCTACGCTGTCCATTGCTGCACTGTAGTGCTTGGCAATTTGTTCTGCTGTAATTTCAATTTCCATTTTTAAGCTCCTTTAGCTTCAAGTTGTGCCACACGGGCGGTTAATTCCTTGACTGCGTTAATCAAGTACCAAGTCAAGTTGTCGGCATCCACAGTCATTACACCAGTAGATTCTGTCTTCACGCACTCAGGCAAGATTTGTTGTAGCTCTTGGGCAATTACGCCCAATTGAACGCCAGTTTTTTCAATGGCTTGGTCTTGCGGTACGTCAGTAATTTCTTCAGGTAAGCGGTACTCAAAGTTGCGTACTTGGATTTGGTTGATGATGCCCAAGCCAGTGTTGTTGTCAACAATGTTTTTCTTGAGGCGCTGGTCAGAAGTGACTGACCAAGTAGCGGCGTTGGTTGTTTGGTAAGCAGAACCTTGAATATAAGATGTCCCAGTACCCTTGCCAGTTGCTCCAAAAGCCATAACAACTTCAGTACTAACAGATGCAGATGAAGCAAAAGAATATCCAACATAAATGTTATTGGAACCAGTCGTTAAACTCCCCGCAGCACTTGAACCTAAAGCTAAATTATTTGAGCCTGTTGAAATTGAATAGCCAGAAATAGCGCCAAAGCAATTGTTATTTGTTCCAGTTGTATTGGAATATCCTGCGGTACTTCCTACAAAAGTGTTGCTGCTTGCGGTTGTTTGTGTATACCCAGCTTGATAACCTACAGCAGTGTTGCTTGAGGCGGTGGTGTTTTTACCCAAAGCACCGGCACCCAAAGCTGTGTTGTAAGAGCCTGTAGTGTTTTGGTCTAGTGTCCCGTACAAACCAGCTTCAAGATTTCCTACAGCCACATTGTGAATACCTGTGCTATTTGAGCCTAATGAAGATATACCAATGGCGGTGTTATAAGATGCTGTTGTGTTGGAATACAAAGCCCTGTATCCAAGAGCAGTCAAACCAGTCCCAGTAGTATTTGTGTAGATTGATTGAAAACCCACGGCAGTGTTTTGAGAGGCTGTGGTGTTGGAAGTTAATGCGCCAGCACCTAATCCAGAGTTATAGTTTCCGGTTGTATTTGCCGCTAATGCGTTTGAACCAACCGCAGTATTGAGTGCGCCAGTTGTATTGCTCGTCAGTGAGGTGCGACCTATGGCGGTATTGTCGGTTCCTGATGTGTTTCCATAAAGAGAGTTGCCACCCACCGCAATGTTATTGCTACCAGTTGTATTTTGCGCTAATGCAATACGACCAACGGCAGTGTTTTCTGTGCCTGTTGTGTTGGTGGAAAGAGCAATGTACCCAACAGCCGTGTTGTAGGAGTTGGTGTTAGTGTAAAGGGCTTGATGCCCCACAGCCACGTTTTGAATGCCTACGGTGCTGGTATAGGAGGCTTGATAGCCGACAGCTACGTTGTTTCCTGCGGTGGTGTTGGATAGAAGGGCTTGCGTTCCTACAGCAGTATTGTTGGAGCCTGTTGTAGTAGAGTACAAAGCCTGAGAACCGACAGCCGTGTTATTGTCCGCTGAGCCACCGCCGCTGGTTCCTAACAGTGCTAGATAACCAAGGGCTGTGTTTGCGCCGCCAGTGGTGTTGTAGGCTAACGAACCCCTACCGATTGAGGTATTGTTGCCCCCAGTAGTAGTCGATAACTGGCTGGTATGACCGACAGAGACATTGCTACCACCTGTAGTATTTGCGTATCCCGCCTGATAACCTATGGCAATATTCGGTGTACCCGTGGTGTTGTTCTGCAAAGCACCAGAGCCAACTGCTGTGTTGGAAACCGCAGTATTTACATTGAGCGCGTTTGAACCAACAGCAGTGTTGTCGCCAGAAGTTGTAACGCTTTTTAACGCTGAATTTCCCAACGCAGTATTTGCTGCGCCAGTGGTGTTTGCGTACCCAGCTTGGTATCCAACGGCAGTGTTGTAAGAAGCGGTAGTGCTTGATAAAAGCGCCCCAGCGCCTACAGCAACATTCTGTGCGCCAGTCGTATTTGTGCCAAGTGCCGTGCTTCCTACTGCGGTATTTAGCTGGCCCGTTGTATTTGATGGCAGGGAACGGTAGCCTATCGAAGTGTTTTCTGCGCCCGTGGTATTTAAAGAACCTGACTGATATCCAACAGCGGTGTTGTAAGAGGCTGACGTATTAGTTTGCAAAGCATACATACCAACAGCGGTGTTGTAGCTGCCTGATGTAAAGCCTGTTAATGCCGACATACCAACAGCAGTATTGCTTCCTCCAGTGCTGGTTGCTGCGCTTACCCCGCGCAAGGCAAGCTGACCAACGGCAGTGTTGTTTGCGCCAACGCCATATTGGAATGCGTATACCCCTACTGCTGTAGTTGCGCCAACAGCGCCTGTTACGGAATAAGCTGCGCTTGCGCCAACAGCAACAACATCGCCCGTGGTCGTGCTATACCCTGCTTGATAGCCTACAGCGGTGCTGCTGGAGCCGGTGGTGTTTTTTTCCAACGCGCTATAGCCAACCGAGGTGTTGTTGTTGCCCGTCGTATTTACACCCATTGCGTTGTCGCCAATCGCAGTGTTGTTAGTACCTGTTGTGTTTCCCAGCAAAGATCGAATACCGAATGCTGTGTTGCGCCCAGTAGTGTTTGCCTTTAATGATTCCCAACCAACAGCGGTGTTGTATTCGCCAGTTGTATTTGAATAACCAGCAGTTAGACCAACAAACGTGTTTTGTGCGCCAGTTGTATTACTATATCCCGCTTGATAACCTACTGCGGTGTTGTTTGAGGCTGTGGTGTTGGAATAAAGAGCAGTTGAGCCAACAGCGGTGTTAGAGCCGCCAGTGGTGTTAAAAGCAAGTGCAGCTTGCCCAATGGCTGTGTTTTCAACTCCAGTTGTATTTGTCAGCAATGCGGCGCGACCAAATGCTGCCATGTTATAGCCTGTGGTATTTGCATTTCCTGCTTGATAACCCACAGCGGTGTTGTTTGAGGCTGTAGTATTTGCCTTCAATGCATCGCCGCCAACGGCTACGTTAGTACTTCCAGAAGTCAATGCTTGCAAGGCGTATGGCCCAACGCCTACGTTGGAAGAACCAGTATATGTTGCGCTAGAAATAACAGAATTTCCTATTGCAATGCTATCGTTGGTCGTTTTAATGCCCGAACCCGCGCTGCTTCCAATTGCAATGTTGTTAAACCCCGTTGTGCTTGCGGACAAGGCTAGATAACCAAGTGCCACATTAGCGCCGTTAGCTGTTTGGGCCGCCAAAGCACTAGCACCCACCGCAGTGTTGGTAGACACAGCACCCGCACCACGGCCCACGGTGAGGCCATACACAGTCAGGTCAGTACCGCTGTACAAAAGGTTGGCAGAGCTGGTCTCAAGGCCACCCGTAGTGGTGTAAACCACGCGGCCAGTAGTCAATCCAGAATTGGTGATGGATGTAAATGTACCTGCGGCAGCAGTGGTGCCGCCAATTGTCATGTTGTTGATGGAGCCAGCAGTACCCGACGAGATCGTGATCGTGCCAGTGCTTGTCGTAGTGTAGGACTGGTTGTTTGTTGTAGTGTTGAACGTGATTGCGCCAGTGGCCGTCAACGCAGTAAACGAACCGGCCAACGGCGTGGTCGTGCCGATGATCACGTTGTTTATCTGGTTACCGCCGCCAGCGATTGTTCCGCTAAGTGTGAATGCTCCAATGGTGTTTGCTGTCAGCGTAGTTCCGTTGAATGTCAAGTTAGCGGAGTCGGCCTCAAGACCTCCGGTGGTTGAATACACTACACGGCCCGATGTCAGGCCGGTGTTTGTGATGGAGCTAAACCGGCCAGTGCCAGCAGTGGTAGCTCCAATGTTCATGCCATCAATCGTGCCTGTCGTGCCAGACGAGATCGTGATCGTGCCAGCACCAGTGGTGGTGTAGGACTGGTTGTTGGTAGTGGTATTGAGCGTGATTGCGCCAGTGGCCGTAAGTCCAGTCGTGGACAGTACCGTGCCACTCCAAGTCAAGTTGGCGGAAGCTCCAAAAACGCCACTGTTGTTGAACTGGAGTTGGGTATTAGAGCCAGCAACAATACCAGTGCCGCCAGCGCCAGCAAGCAGCGTAACCACGCCAGCGTTGCTCTTGTAGTACAGCTTGCCATCAGTAATATTGATTGCCAACTCACCACTTGTAAGGTTTCCAGAGGTTGGTACAGCAGCCGCAGTGGTACTGTAGTAGATAGATATTGGGGTATAGCCTGCTTGAGACATTAGAAAGTTCCTCCAAAGATGCCAGTTGTTGCGGTTACCGTTGTTGCGGCTACAGTAGTAAATGCGCCCGTAGTAGGTGTTGTAGCACCAACAGTTCCGTTAATGTTAATCGACGCAGTACCAGTCAGGTTTGTAACCGTACCACTGCTTGGTGTACCTAGCGCACCATTGAACGTCACAAAAGCGCCAGCAGATCCTACATTGACCGCCAAAGCAGTGGCAACGCCTGTACCTAGTCCAGTGATACTTCCGACCGCCGGGGTCACCGTGGTGTTGCCTGCAAGGGTCAATTGACCCTGTGCATTGACTGTAAACGTGCCCACTTGAGTGGCGGATCCATACGAAGCTGCCGCGACAGCCGTGTTGGTGATGCTGAACTGCGTTCCCGTAAGAGTCAGCCCTGTTCCTGCGGTATATGTGCCTACGCCAGCAAATTGAACCCAAGTGATGGCGGTAACACCTAAAGTTCCACCAGCGTTGGAGGTGCATACCCAACCCGTGTCAGCCCAAGTGGTTCCTTGCTCAATGAAAGTGAACGCCCCCGGCACCTCTAACCACGAGTCCATATCCGCTGAACGAGTCCATGCAGTAGCAGAGACAACGTAAATTCCGTTATCAGCAGAAGCGGTTTGATTTTTAACCAAACACCTATCCCCAGCCATCAACGCTACCCCATCAATTGTCTGTGTACCAGACAACGTAATGTTTACCGTTGTTGCCGCTACGCAAGAAGCCTTGGGGTCTAACCCTTGAGCTACCGCATCAACGTACTGCTTTGTCGCCAATTGCAATGCAGACACAGGGTCTTGCGTCACAGCAACAGAAGTCAAGCCACCCAAGGTAAGACTTGACGCGCCCAAAGAAATGGCTGTAGTACCGACAGTCACAGACGAGTTTGTCAGGCTTGCGTTTGCGATGTTGGTCAGCGTGTTGGTCGAGCCGCTGATCGACTTGTTTGTTAGCGTTTGTGATCCAGTCAGCGTTGCTACCGTGCTGTCTATGGCGATGGTGACAGCAGTTGATCCATTGAAGGATGTACCAGAAAGTCCAGTACCAATGGTGAGAGCGTTGGTAGTGCTGGCCGTCACAGTCGTAGATCCACCCAAGCTCACCGAGTTGCCATTGATGGTGATCGAGCTATTGGTAAGACTTGCGTTGCCAATGTTGCTCAGGGTGTTGGACGAACCGCTGATGGTCTTGTTTGTCAGCGTCTGAGTTGCGGTCAAGGTAGCAACAGTGTCCGACCCAACAGTCGCAGATGTCATGTTGAATGCGCCGCCTGTCACCGTCTTGCCGGTAAACGTCAAGGCTGCTGGCAAGGACAACACAACAATAGATGTGCCCGTTGCGGTTATTTCGTTTGCGGTTCCAGACACAGAGGCAACTGCGCCAATGCCAGAAGGAGTAATTGTTACGTTGGCCGCAGCAGTCAGTTGGCCTTGGGCATTGACAGTAAAAGTTCCAACTTGAGTGGACGAGCCGTAAGAGGCGGCAGATACAGCAGTGTTTGCAATTGAGATCGTGCCCACGCCAGTGATAGGGCCACCCGTCAGACCTGTGCCAGTGTTGACCTGAGTTACGCCACCAGACAAAGAAAATTGATTCCACCCACTACCAGAATATCCAAAAAACCCTCCTTGGGTAGTGTCGTAACGAATCATGCCAATAGCGGAGGCAACGGGCTGTTGACCCGTGGTTCCGACAGGGATGGTCATTGACCCAGTCCCCGGAATCACTGGATCGCTGGCAATCGAAAACACTGGGTTGCCCACACCAGTAGGGTTTGTAATGGAAATCTGGCTTGCCGTACCAGTCAAAGTGGTTGAGGTAATTGCACCCGCACTTGTCAACACCACAAACCCATTGATGCTTGCATTTGCAAGGTTTAGCACCTGACCAGCCAAAGTGATTGTTGGGTCGCCCGCAATGCCATTGCCGTCAGTGATTGACAGGCCCACGCCAGAAACAACAATAGAACGGCCTGTAATGGCCGTAGAAGACGTCTTAACCTGAAACCCAGTACCAGAGTTCACTAACGACAATAAAGCGCCTGTGGTCGTTATATTGAACACGTTCTGAGCGCCCCCGTCAGACAACGTCAGGCCGTTGGTCGCCCCAAAATATCGGCTGTTGGCTAACTGAGGCGTTTGGGTAACGGTCAGGTAGGTGTAAGGCTGCGACGGGGATGCGGCAATCGCGCCCGTGGTGGTGCGCAAAGTCTGCCCATTTTGGACAATGGGAACTGACTCGGTTCCAGTAATCGGCCCCGCCGCTGGCAGATCGGTGATTGTTACGTTTGCCATATCACTCCGGTTGAACCTCTAAGCTATCAAAATTGCCGTTGTTGGACGGGGTCTGAATGTTTTGCTGCGGCGACAGGACATACCCGCTGTAGGGGCCAGAAGCAATTAAATTGTTGGGATCGACAGCCACACTCACATCTGGACGCGGAAACCGAATTGTTATCCTTTCGGTTTTTCGTGCAGGCAGACGGTAAGGGTCAAGCTGATCTGCACAACCTTGATCGCACACCCGCAGGCCGGGGAAGTTTGGGTCGTTCCTCATCACCGCATGGGGACGCTTCATCTTGCAACGGTCGCAAATTGCGATTGCAATGTCAGAGTATCCGAGGGTGTCCAGAAAAATTGCCATCAATCACCTCGTGTACACGCTGATGTTTGGGGCAAAGTAAATCGGTGACTTGTCGCGCTCTTCCTCTTCGGCTTGCGACAGGTACTTGGCCGCTTGCGTTTCAAGGTAAGTAACACGGTTCAAATCTACACCGGGCAACTCCAGCGACATCTGGTGGGCCAGCATATTTACTACGGCCATATACCAGCGCTGAGGGACTTCCAATTCTCCGTACAAGTCACCTACGTCCATGATCTGGCGCGAGTACCACACGGTCATCTGAACAAACGGGTCAGATGGCACCGGCCAAAGGTAAATTTCCGATTGCGGGATTGTGCGGTTAAACCAAAACTGGAACGGCTGGTTTGCAGTAAAGTTCTTGTTCGGCAGGTTGGTGTAGTCGTCGCGGTTCAAGCGAGACATGGTAATTTCGGTCGAGTTGTTGCCAAAATACAGTTCACGCAGGTTTAAAGTGTTGCCGCCAGTCTCACGGATGCGGTAATACTGAACGGTTTGGCCTGCCTCAATGTCAGTCCAGATCCACTCCTCATTTACCCAAGTCTGCGCTCCGGGGGCCAAAAGCGTGCTCCATGTAGCCCCATCAGTGGAATACTCATATACCACGTTGAAAGAGCCAGAAACATTTGGCAGTACGCCAATTGATCCAACGTAGATGGGATTGCTTGTGCCGTAGTCAACTGAGATGTTTCCATTTACTGCATTTTGTGTACAGGCGGTATCAACATTGCTGTCAAATGCATTTGCAACAGTACCACCAGCGCTTGTTGCATATCCACCCGTGCCGTTGGGCGTAGGGCGGTTTATGCTGCGGTACAGGGCTTGAAGAACATCATTGCCACCCAAGGGTAGCTTGTAGACAAAATTGTCTGCCTGAAGGCCGTATACCTTCTTGCTGATGGCCCAATACTGGATGCCAATGTTGATCAGGTTAGACAGCAGGAAAAACAACGACTCACGGGCCGACAGAACCTGCTCTGAGGTCAATTCCTCGGCCAGCTTGCCGCACCGACGAGCGCCGTGGTCAATCAGGGTTTGGACTGTGATTACCGTCGTCCCAACCGTTCCAGAGTAGGCCATGTGTTTTCCTTTACCAACCCGGACAGTCCCACCGCTTTAGCGATGCCTTGGCGCGTGGAGCGTCCCCTTTTGCGTGTTCGACAACGCCAGACATCCTAGCGCAGAAAGAATCCTTGCGTGCCCCGCCTTTTGGCTGCGGCGCTTTGAGGTGAGATCCGGTCTCTCTATTGTATTTCTCTCGGCCTTTTTGCGTAAGCCCCGCACCACGGTCAACGGATAACTTTTCTCCGCGACCAACGGCAAGGTTTACATTCTTCTTGCTCATTTTACTTTGGCGGTCTTTGCAGACTGCTTGAAGTCTTGAGCAGTTGGCGCACCTTTGCTGCCAACTCGGCGCATCTTTTCGCCAGAGCCTTCAGCGATTCGCTCACGTTTTGCATTAATGTTGGCATACAGACCACCCCCTTTAAATTTTTTACCCTCGTCAGCATTGGCAAATTCTTTGCCGACTTTTGCGGGGATGCCGACC